GCATCAGCTGCATCTTTAGCGGTCTTGGCAGTTGCATCAGCAAGCTTCTTAGCTTCATCAATCGGGTTAGGAATGTGAGGCATTTTAATCTTTGGCTTAGGCATTTTAAAACCCATAATATTTTCCTTTATGTTATTTTATGTTATTTAACTATACTATCTTAGATTCGTTAAAATGTCAACATATTTTTTCACTAAATTGAAACTATTTTCTTTGGCTTCAATCTCCCACCAGCGATCGTTATATACCGGCATACTTTCTTGGCATAAATTCTTACTAAGATTTTGTACCATAAACTGTTTAACATGAATCATTTCATGAGCTATGGTATTATATATCTGAGTGATATTTCTTCCTTCTTTGGATACCATGATAAGATAGTCTTCTTTATTATTAACCTCATAACAAAGACCAAGAGAACCACCTTTAAAAGGTTCGTCCCATCCTTCTATCGTAAGTAGTTCTGGATAAACTGCAAGTTCGTCACAGCAAAATTTAATAAAATTAGTCGTAAGACTGTGGTCTAACTCAACAACCTCAATTATCATTTCTTTTTATTTTCTAGAGCATGTACTATCCAGGATTCCATGCAAAAGTCCATATAATCTCTTTTAAACATATTGATAAGAAACGCGATATTAAATTTTCCGGCGCGGCGGCGCTGATGCTGAACAACCGCAAAATTAAAAACTCTGCCATTATAATTCATAAAAAAGCTCCTAAAAGAAAGAATATAATAAAGAAACCAACACATACTGTAGACCATATTAAAAAACTTTTTATAAAACTCCATATAGCACTAAAGAAACCACCGCCAGAACCACTGCATTTTGAACGATTGCATACCCACACTTGTTTATTTCTTGTGTAGTTGCGAGTATTAGTACCCCAAATTGTCCTGTTAACAGCTTTGACTGAAGACTTGTCACCAAGTAAATATCCAGCCCAAGTGTTTAAGCCAGCGCCAGCTTTCGACTGGCCTGATTTCGCCTTAACAGTTTTTTGAGTCATGTTAGGTTGAATATCGCGGAAGCCGCAGACGGTACAAGTTCTTTTGCTATATGACATTACATAATATCCTGTAAATCTGTTTCAAATTGTGATTTAGGAGTTTCTTTAGACCAAAATTTTAACTCTGCTTGAGCTGATTTAATTTCCTTGGCCAGTTCCTTTACCATCTCATCTGTAAGACTCATAATGTTAATTCGTAAGAGTCTATCTACATCAGTTTCTAATGCGCTTGTTTCAGCAAGGATCTGCTTACCAACGTTTGCTTTCTTTTGATTCTTGAACACAATCTTTTCATCAAGTACAGCTTGAATAAATTGCATTTTAATGTTTAACCATCGTGACAATTCAGAGGCTTCTGCTTGACGAAGTTCGATGCGGCCCTGTAGTATACCAAGACGATAATCGCAGAAGTCTTTAATGAGCTGACGTTCATCTTTGTATTCACGAAGCTTACCATCAAAATCTATAACTGTCAGGTTTTCACTAAGTGGTTTACTTAGCTTGAACTTCTGAGTAATCTTGTCGTCATTCCAATTAGCTGATGTATTTTGCTTAAGCTTAACTTCAAACGTAAAACCAGCTTTGTCGCAAAGATCATCGTATGATACAATATCACCCTCATCTTCTAGCTTATCAAGGATCTTAATGTAAGACTCACGGTCAAATCCGTATGGTACTTCAGTAATACGCAGTACTGTTTTACTTACTTTTTCAAATGTACCATATACATTATAACGTTCTTCTACAGAGTTATAAACAGTTTTGCCTTTGAACTCTGGAAAGGACACTGGAAGCCGTTTAGCAATAGTACCACTCGACAAGTATTCACGAACTGCCTTTGAGAGTGATTCTAAGCTTCGTGGCAGGATGTTTGTAGCGAAGCCAGTAGCAATACCTTTAGTACCATTAGCTAATACAAGAGGGATTACAGGGACATAGAACGACGGTGGTTCATGCTCTGGATCTTCATGTGCGGGGGCGAGATCAATATCGCGAATATACTTCTCAAAGTTTTCACTCAAGCGTGTATATACATAACGTGCAGCACCAGCTTCTTGAATCAGTCGAGTACCGAAAGAACCTCTTCCCTCAACTAAACAGATGTTGTTGTTCCACGTTGCTGCCATTAACTGACCTGCCCCCGCTGCAGATGCCTCACCGTGATTATATCCGTAGTCCGAGATGATACCAGCAACAGCAGATACTTTTTTGAAGTCCCGCTTTGAGTTAACAATGGACGAGTAAAGATAGAACCGTTGAACAGGTTTTAGTCCGTCTATCATATTGGGAATCGCTCGTGATTCCACTGTATACATAGCAAAAGACTTCCACTCGTTCGAGGCTACCATACTAATAGGGTAATCACCTTGTGAGGTCTTATTTGTTTCTTCAGACATGAATTGATCTAAACCCATATTTATTCCTGATTCTTTAATAATTTAATATAGTACTATATTATACTAGTTCTTATTAACTGTCAACACTTTTTTTAAAGTATTTAGAGCTTAAGCCATCATATAATCTTTACGAAGTTGCGAATCTTTGCCAAACATCATTTCGAATATTTTAGCATCATCAACAGTAACAGTGTCATACACTGGGTCATTAATAATAGTGCTGTACTCTTCTTCTTGCAAACTTCCAAGTCCTTTAATATAACGGTGCTTCCAACCATTATTATCAGTCTTGAATTTGCCAGCTTCTTCGTAAGTATAGAACCATTTTACTTCTTTAGCTTTGGTTGAAATCATAATGGGTGTACGAGTGATTTTAACTTTCTTTTCAAGCAACAGCCGAGGCCAGAACTTATAGAAGAAAGCAATCAGTAGAGGACTAATGTGACCAATGCCATCATGGTCGGCGTCAGTTAGTGTTGCAACATATTTGTAAGTCATATTATCAACACTATTTGGATCATTAATATCTAATCCAAGAACAGCAACAAGTTCTGATAATTCTTTGTTCTTTAATACGTCAGCTGGTTTCATATCCCACGTGTTCATAATTACACCACGTAGTGGATAGGCACCCACCTTATTAGCATCTCTTACTTTCAGAAGGAAACCCATTGCTGAATCACCTTCGACAATTTTAAGTATAGCATTTGGCTTATTTGCTGCAATATGTTTTGGAACCTTAACTTTGCGCAAGCCCTTTTGAGCTAATGTAGCAGCTCGTTTATCAGCAGCGATTTTCTTGGCGAGTTGTGCTTCAACAATCGGATCAATAATAGATGGCATTGCCATAATCTTACGAGCTATTGTAGCAGCATCTTTAACACCAGCTTCAATCGAGTGATCACGGACGTTAGTCATTGGATTAGTAAGACGTTCTTTAGTTTGTGAATCAAACTTTGGATTTATAAAGTTACGCGCAAACATTACAAAGGTAAGACCATTTTTAATAGTAGACTTTGCAACTTCAATCTTATGCTTTCGCTTAATCATAGTGCCAAGCTCGTCTAAAACACCGTTAGTAAGGAAGTCAACATACGTGCCACCTTGTCGAGTGTTAACACCGTTTACATAAGAGTTTGAACGGAAGCCGTCTTCTGATGAAGCATAAAAGAATGAAAGATTTTCTGTCTTATCAATAACAGTGTCACCATCTTCACCAATAAACAACTTAGCATATTTTTTAAGATCATTTACTTTGATGCGTTTCTTATTAAAGGAGAAAGTAATTTCAGGGAAGGCCATTTGAAGACCAACCATGCGATCTTCGACAAGAGCAATTGTATCAAGATCATCTAAGCTGTCAACTTCAAAAAGACTATAGTCTGGTACAAAGGAAACTTCAGTTCCGCTTCCTTCAATGTGCGCACCTTTCTTAACATCTACATCAACAGTCTCGCCACCATCTTTACATTTAACTGTAATAAGTGTTTTATTCTTCCATGTTTTACCTATAAACTTAGATGAAAGAAAGTTAGTAGCAGCAGAACCAACGCCGTTAGTACCAATAGTTACTCGGCTATCATCAAAGCTTGTGCCAGCATTTACACGAGTCCAAGCAGCTACTGGCTGAAGAATTTTCTCGCCACTAGTCTCATCAAAAACTTCGTCTTGTGGAATCCCTCTACCATTATCAGTAACAACAACTACGCCGCTTTTAACTGATACATCGATTTTATTAGCATATTCGAATTTAGTACGGATTGCTTCATCGATAGAGTTATCAAGGATTTCATCAACCATTTTAGATAATGCAGGAACATACTTTGCAGTTTTCCATACGCCCATTACAAAGCGCTCAATTTCTTCTTGAGAGCTGGAGCCCATATACATACCAATACGCTCACGAACGTGTTGTCGAGCTGTCAGAATTCTAAATTGTTCACTCAAAGCTTATTCTCCATAATCATCATTATGTTACCATTATACACTACAATGCAGAGCTTGTCAACTATATTTTTCCAGCCCAATGTGTGCAATCATCACAAGGGTCTTCGTTACTAGGCAACTGAGTGTGCATTTTAGTTATATCCACTTGCTGTTTTAGTGTGTTATTTATAAATATACCATAGCTTCTACTAAATGTCAACAGGAAAATTCATATGATAACAAATTATTTGTCGCCGGTATCGTTTAAACTCATTATAGACAGGCTTCCAAACACAGAGTTCTTTACTCAGAGGGTTAACCTACCACAGTTGAGTATGGCGGCACCTCAACAAGCGTCACCTATTCATAACATCTTTCAGACCCCAGATCGTATAGATTATTCTGATCTTGATCTATCCTTTATAGTAGATGAAAATATGGCAAACTATGAAGAAATCCTAAGATGGATGGAAGGTATGGGCACTCCAGAATCTACAAATCAAAGACTAGACTTAGATAAAAGCAAGTACGGTGCTAAATCTGATATATCGGTTGTCATAGAAAATAGTGCTAGAAATTCAAATCTTAAATTTACTTTTACTGATTGCTTCCCAACGGCGCTTAGCGGAGTAGCCCTTGATGTTACCAACTCTGATGTAATTTACCCTGAATGTAATGTGACTTTTAGATATACCAATATGACGTTTGAAAAGATTGGTTGACATTCAATGTAACTTGTGATACAATAAAAATGTAAACATTTGCAAACCAAGAAGGTTATACTATGAGCGTTGAAGACATAAGTGATATCTGGGCTAAAGATGCTAAGATTGATGACACAAATTTAGCAGCTTCTGCTAAACAGATTCCAGAACTACACAACAAGTATTACACTATGTATTATAAGGAAGCTTTGAGAGTAAAGAAGCTTCGATATGACTATAAAGAACTTGAGCTTGCCAAACGCGAATGGCTCGATGGTTCAATGGCTGAAGAAGATCTTAAGGATCTCGGTTGGAAGCCAAATCCTAAAAAAATCCTTCGTGCTGATATTGACAGATGCATACAAGGTGATAAAGATATTATTCGTCTAAGTCTTAAAATAGATTATCATACAGAAAATGCAAATTATCTTGAAGATATCATTAAAACAATCCACTCAAGAAACTTTATCATTAAATCAATGATTGATGTTCTTAAGTTCCAGCATGGTGAATACTAGGCATCAAAAACAACTATGCTACTCTATATAAATAGTAGTATAGATTATAATGAATAGGTGAAACAATGTCCGAAATAATTAATGTAGAACAAAAGAATGCTGTACATTTAATAGTACGATGCGATCCAGGCACTGCTATGGAGCTTTCGGAGTATTTTAGTTTCAAACCTGCCGGCTATCAATTTAGCCCTGCTTACAAGAACCGCATGTGGGATGGTACAATTCGATTGTATCAACCAATGCGGCCTGTCCTTTATGTTGGTCTATTCCATCGTTTAAAGAAGTTCTGTGAAGATCGTGGT